ATCTGATCCCAGTGGCGCACGATGAACAGCACCGCCAGGCCGATCGGGCCGGTGAGGATCGCAAGCAGCAGCGGCCAGTGGCCCTTGACCCAGCCGAACGCCTTGCTCGCCGCGCTCGTGATGAAATCGAAACCCTTCGCGATTGCGTGGCGCACCGTGTCGAAGACCGACGCTATTTCGTGCCAGGCGGCCTTCCAGAAGTCGCGGAACGCCTTGCTGTGCATCGTGATCAGGACGATGGCGGCGATCAGGGCGGCGATCGCGATCACGATCAGCACGATCGGGTTGGCGTCCATCACCACGTCGAACGCGGCCTGGATCCCGGTCCACACCCTCGTCGCCGCGGCGGCGACCTTGCTCCAGATGCCCCAGCCCTTGATCGCGGTGACCGCCGTCGAGATCTTCCCGCCGACCGTGCCCCAGACCCCTGTCGCGCTGGACGCCGCGGCCGCCGAGTTGGAGAACCCGGCGCTCAGGTCCTGGAACGCCGACGCGCCGCCCTTCACCACGTCCAGGCCGGCCTTGACCCCCTGGAACACGGGCTTCATCTTCCCGATCGCGCCGCCCGCCGCCAGCGCGTACAGGCCCATGTTGAGCAGCTCCGGGTTGGCCTGCGACAGCCAGTTCACCATCTGCGACAGGGGCGCGGCGAGCTTCAGCAGCCCCGTGCTGTTGCTGGCCGTCGACAGCCCGGCCATCGCCGACGCCACGTTCTTGACCGCGCCGCCGAGGTTCTTCACGATCTCGATGACCAGCGGCATGTCCTTCTGCGCCATCGACGTCAGCGACTGGAACCCGCTGTGACTGGTCAGCGTGGTGCCCCACTGCGCGAACTTCGCCGTGACCTTGTCCAGCCCGGACAGCATGACCTGCGCGAACGGCATAAAAGCACGGATGACGCCGCCCAGCCCGACCGCGATATGCCCTACCGACTGGCCGAGTTTCGTGATCGCCGGGCCCGCGCCGCCCGCCAGCATCGCGATGAACGACTTGAAGCCGGAGGAGTCCAGCCCCTTCCCCAGCTGGCCGACCAGGCCGCCCAGCGCCTTCTCCACCGGGGCCATGAACGGCTGCATCGACTGGAATATCTTCGGCAGCAGCCCGATGCCCTGGCTGAGGATCTTGCTCACGCCGGACGTGTTCGACTGCACGAACGACTGCCAGCTGTTCTGGGCGCTCCCGATGTTCTTGCTCAGCTGGACCTGCGCCGGGGACAGCTGCGCGTACGCGCTGAGAATCGCCTTCTGCTCGGCGGCGTAGGCGGTCGAGTGCTTCGTGCCGGTGGCGATCGCGGAGTTGTAGGCGGTCTGCGCGGTCTGCACCGCGGTCGCGGCCGTCGACGCCGCCGTCAGGTTCGACTTCGCGACCAGCCCGAACACGCCGAGCCCCGCGCCGGCCGCCACCAGGCCCGCCGCCAGGCCGCCGACGCCGACGATCAGCCCCGACAGCGGCGCCTCGAGCAGGCCGGTCGCCAGCGAGAACCCGGACATGGCCTTGCTCGCCATGCCCGCGTCCTTGTTGAACAGGCCGAAGACGTCGCCGACGCCCGCGACCGTCGTCGCGGTGCCGCCGAGCGCCATCAGCCGCGACTTCAGGCCGACGGAGCTCTTGCCCGCGCCGTCCATCTGGGCCTTCAGGGCGGCGATGTCCGCCTCCGCCCGGGCCGCGCCCGCCAGGGTGATCTTCGGGTTCGCGACCTTCGCGTTCAGCGCGGCGAGCCTCGCGTTCATCGAGAGCAGCCGCGCCGCGCCGTCCTTGTCGTCGACGTCGACTTTCGCCGAGACGACCTTGCTGCCCAGCTCGTCGAGGTCCGCCTTCAGGCCGGCGAGGTCGGGCTTGGCGCCGTCGGTCGCCTTGATCCTGATCGAAACGTAGTTCTCCCTCACCCGTCCTCACCTCCCTCGTCTTCCTCGTCTTCCTCGCGGTGGCCGCGCGTGTACACGTCCAGCAGCCGCAGCACCGACGCGTCCTCGGCCAGCACCTGCGACGGCAGCGCGCCGAACAGCCGGCACAGGCCCACGACCGTCTCCGCCGTTACGAGCTCGGCAGGCTTGACGACAGGGCGGCCGCCGCGGTCAGTTCCCCCGGCGAGCTCCCGCCAGAGGGCGAGGCGCCCGGCAAAGGGGGCGGCGCCGCGGCGACGTTCGCGTAGAAGGCGGTGATGATCTCCTTGATGAAGTCCGGCTCCTGCGACGCGACGCCCTCGTAGGTGACGGGCACCGGCCGGTCGTCCTCGGTCTCCACGTTCCACGAGACGAGCAGCTCCGCGAACCCGGCGAACATCTCCCGCGCCTGCTGCGCGGACAGCTCCTCGTGGTCCGCCAGCTCCTGCAGCCCCAGCAGCTGGTCGATGGACCCGGCGCGGACGGCCGCCTCCAGGCCGGCGAGCTCGGTGTCGGAGAAGTCCAGCTTGTAGATCGTCTTCTTCGGCTTGTAGCCCATGTCAGGCCCACGTCGGGATCGAGCCGTCGCTGAGCGACAGGTCCGAGCTGAACGTGAGTTCGCCGGCGTTGCCCCGGGCCACGTCGTAGCTCCCGATGAGGGCGTTGAACGGCAGCGTCGGCGTGGTGCCGCTCGCCGTCGGGAACACCGCGCACGCGCGGGGGATCGCGCTGGTCGTCGCCGACGACAGCACCGCGTGGCTCATGTTCGCCGCGAAGTTCGCGACGCCCTTCAGCTGGCAGGTGAGGTCGCTGAGCAGGGCGATCCGCTCGTGAGCGAACTTGTTGACGCCGGTCGTGTCCTGCTGGGCGATCGGCGTCGCGAGACTGAAATCCGTCACGTCATTCGAGATTGCGCGGGGCGTGCCGCCGCCGTCAGCGACGTTGATCGTCGCGCCCAACCCTGATATTTTGCTCATTAGTCTTGATGTCCCCTTTCACAGTAAGATGACTTCATGGATTCACCCTTGTGCGCTTGCGGGTGTGGCCAAGTGCCGCGACCTGGGAATAGGTTCGTTCACGGCCACAACGGCAGGAATGGGCCGCCGCCAGTTCCGAAGGCGTGCGCCTGCGGCTGCGGAGAGATGGCGCGCCCCGGCAACAAGTACCTGAAGAACCACGACAAGCGCGTGCTCAAGGTGGACACGTCGCGTCTCTGCGCCTGCGGCTGCGGGGGCACCGCTTCCGGGGACACCCGGCGCGGCCGGTCGGGCCTTTATGTATCCGGCCACAACGCCCGCGTCGCCCATCCGTTCGAAGGCAAAAGCCACACCGACGAAACCCGGGAGCTGATTGCGCAGAAAGCCAGAGAGCAGGCGGGCCGGCAGTTCCCCGACGTGGCCAATCACAACCCGCAAAAGACCCATCCCGGGGCGCACGGGTCGTGGCACTGGATGATGAGCCGCTGTTTCGACTCCTGGAACGCCTCGTACCCGGTCTACGGCGGGCGGGGAATCACGGTGTGCGAGCGCTGGCTCATCTTTGACAACTTCTACGCCGACATGGGAGACCGCCCCGAAGGCATGACGATCGACCGCGTCGACAACGACGGCGATTACGAACCGGGCAACTGCCGGTGGGCCACCGTAGCGGAGCAGAACAGAAATCGCCGCAATTCCCGCCCGGAGAAGCCGCGGCCGACTCCAAGGGCCCCGGCCAGGGTGAACGAGTGCGGCCATCCCGAGCGCCCCCATGAGGCGCACGGCAAGTGCAAAGCCTGCTACCTCCGCGACTGGAAAGAGGCCAGGGCGCAGTCCGGTTGACATGGGTCACCCTCTCTCTTGCTGCTCGGCCACGCGGCCGACGTGCTCGGTGTAGTCCTCCGCCAGGTCGGCGAGGGACGCGTGCTCGCGGGCCGGACGGCCGCCCTGGTGGACCAGCAGCCGCCCCGGCCGGGTGCGGTGCTCGGCGAAGCACCGCTGGCCGGAGTCGAACCGGAAGACGGAAGGCTGGCCGCGCACGGCGGCGAGCTCGCGGTAGGTGCGGCCTGACTGGCCGGAGCGGATCCACGCCGCCACCAGCGCGCCCTGCTTCGTCGACTCGTCGCAGACCGTCTCCCACCCGGACCGCCACTGGTCGCAGCCGGCGTCCTCGCACGCGACCTTGATCAGCAGGTCGTGCGGCATGTGGACCCGGTAGACGCGCGCGGCCTTGTTCGCCCACGCGGGCGGCGGAAGCTGGCCGAATCCCATCAGGCGTCCACCAGCTCTCCGTTGCGGACCCAGCCGTGCCAGCCATTCGGCGAGTTATGCCAGACCGACGGTGACGCGGTGATCGACGGCGCAGTGCCGGCCACGGTCCAGTAGCCGCCGCCTGCCGCCCGCTGGCTGGTGATCCACTCGCCGCCGTCCGGCAACGCGATGAGCCACGACTCAGCGCGGTCTGGGTGCTGCGAGAACTCGTCGTACCAGTCGGCGCGGATCATCGTGCCCGGTGGCGCGACCGAGCCGAACGATCCCCACCACGTGATTTCGGCGCCGTCTGGCAGGCGCACGATCCGGCAGTCATTGCGCGACCAATGGTCATCAGCGGAGAACTGGTAACCGCAGGCGCACGCCCTCGGCCAGCGCGGATCGTCGTGCGGCCAGTTGTCGCCGACGGCGTCGGCCCGGTCGGCGACCTCGCCGACCGGGGTGATCGCGTTGTGGTAGCCGCCAAGCGGGCAGTCGTTCGCCGCGCC